TTTGGCGGGATCGGAGGGATCCGGGGGGATCCGGGGATCTTTGTCGGGGACCGGGGATTGAAACCCCGTCTTCATTATGTACTAACATAATTCTTTTCGGAAATATGTGAGTGCGAATAAGGTTTATATCGTATGTTTGACGGAAAGATGAAGAAATGTGTTTAGTTACTATAAGCCAATCCTCCCATACCCGCCATGATGCGCAACACGTTATAGTTCATCGCATAAATGCGGACCTTCGCCGTATTTCCGTTTCCGACTGTGTTGTTGGTTACCACGAGATTGAGAGTGGCCGTATCAATGCGGCTGAAGTTACAGGTGCCACTGGGCTGGTGCTCCTCAGGATTCAGAGCGAAGGAATACACGTTGACGCCCACCGCAGGAATGTTGGTGTGATGCTGGTACGGCTGGACCAGATTGAAGTAGCGGCCTTCGCGCTGACTGAACCGATCCTGACCGTTGAGCTTGATGTTTGCCACGGCCACGGGATTGCGTCCCGCGAGCCCCTCCACGGTCGAAATCGAATATCCCGATTCCAGAGCTGCGCGATCCCAGTAATCCGTGTAGTTGAACGGCTGCTGGCCCTTCCAGGGGTCCACCGAGGAGTCGCAGGCAATGAAGGAATCGCGCTGAACCACCCAGACCACTTCTTTAACAGGATGATTGAAGGACATCTTGATCGTGTTCGATGCCGACGTAATCGATTCGTCGCCCGTGAACTGGAGCTGCTCAATGAGGTATTCGTGCGCGACTTGGGCGAAGCGCTTACGCTCCTCCGTATCGAGGTAGATGTAATCGACGTAGAGAGAGGCCGCGACAATTCCCGTCGCGTTCACGGCATCCAGAATGAGAGGATTGTTGGTCCAGATGAGATTTTGAAGCTGATTGAGTTCGAGCGTGACGCGCACTTCGTGGTACTGGAGAGCGATCAGAGGAAGGGAGAGGCCGGCATGTCGGTTAAACCAGAACTGAAAGGGGATGAAGAGCGTGTACTCAGGACAGCAGCTGCGCTGCTCGGCGGAGGAGTGGGGGTCGCCTCCTGCGCAATCACTGGTACAGCCTCCATCGGCACCGACCGCCGTAATCAGATTCGTGAGTTCCGGCACATTGCCCACCATCTCCGCGTATCCCGCCTGCTTTCCGGCCGGTCGCGTGAGCTCGTTCCAGATATGGAGCCAATCACCATAGTGTTTGTCGATCTGCTGGCCACCGACTTCAATGTAGACGTTGTTGATGATGTTGTGACCGACCCAGTTGAGCCAGCGGAACTGATCGCCCGAGCTGTCACTCACGGTGGGATTGTTCAGATCCACAGACGGCAGCGTAATCTGGAGATACATCCGGTGAATCAGATCCCCGTTGCGCGCGATCACACACTGGACGCGCTTTCCGAAGTTCGCCACACCATTAAACACCTGCTCGATCGATTCCATCGCAAAATTCGAATGTCGCCGATACAGCTGTTTGAAAAATGTTACCTGGGGATTCGCCGTCAAATAAACGTCTTGGGCTCCATAGGCCACGAGCTGCATAATGCCACCTTGGACCATTCTCTAACGTGTTACGGCTAAATTAGTTGTTCGTTCGGGCCGCAGCTTCTCCGGGTAACGTCATCGGGCTAAAGGCCTCTACAGTTGAACGATTCAGAATGTCATCGATTCGCGATGTGTTAGTGAGCGATCGCATTGAGGAGAAGAAAGGGAAATCGGCCGTGAAAGCGACCACCCTCGAGGCCTATCACCAGAACAAAATGAAGGAGTTCGTGATCGCCAAGCAGTCGGTGGAGGATATTCAACAGGAGATGGACGAGATCGAACAGAAAATGAGCGGATTACCGGAATCTGCCGCGTTCGGCGATGAAATGCGACTTCTGAGTGAACTGGCGGAGGAGAAACGGGCTTATATTCAGACCATTCAGACAGATGAACAACGACTCAATTATTTCTTGGATGTGGGGGACATGCTCTTTCAATATTTTGACGCCCAGGATTCGTTGTCGAAGGGAACTGACATCGCCGTGAAAACCATGCGCATGCCCACCAACTCCGTGTTGAGCTATTTTACCGAAGCGGTGGATCCCTCTTCTCCGTTGACGCCGGCGTCGCTCGACTCCGCATCCAAAAAGAAGGCCAGTGAGATCAACTCGAATGATGGTCTCAACCGTGACAAGATGCTCGAAAAATATCTGGCGATCGTCGATCCGTCGGCGATCAAGAGCGGTATCTTGCCTGGGTCCGGAATCGAACCTGGATGGGGATGCTGTCCAACCTGCGATATTGAGATGACCTTCCATCAGAACGAGGCGCTTCTCGGATGTCCTAAATGCGGTCACGAGGAGTTCATCTTGATCGACTCGGAGAAACCGAGTTACAAGGATCCTCCCCGCGAAATCACGTACTTTGCGTACAAGAAGATCAATCACTTCAATGAGTGGCTGGCGCAGTTCCAGGCGAAGGAGAACACGGACATTCCCCAGGACATCATTGAGGCGGTCATGAAGGAACTCAAGAAGGAACGCATTTCGGATCCGAAGAAGGTGAAGAAGGAGAAGATTCGCGAAGTGCTCCAGAAACTGAAGTTCAGCAAGATGTACGATCACGTCCAACAGATCAAGAACCGCATTCAGCAGCAGATGACGATGCTCACGTTGTCAAAAGAGATGGAGGAGAAGCTTCAGCATATGTTCAAGGAGATACAGCCGGCATTCATCAAGTACTGTCCCGCGAATCGGTCCAATTTTTTGTCGTATCCGTATGTGTTGTACAAGCTGTGTCAGCTGCTCGATATGGATGAGTTTCTGCCGTGCTTTCAGCTCTTGAAGTCACGTGAAAAACTGTATCAACAGGATCAGGTGTGGGAGAAGATTTGTAAGGAGATGCGCTGGCAGTTTATTCGGTCGATTTAATTGGTTTGTTTTCGAAAGTATATACACCCTATCAAACACGTGTGTATGAACGCATCCCCTGTGTCTGTTTTGCTAACAAATTGTTTTTTGGGTGGCCTATGGGTTAGTGGTGATTCTACACCTTGTTCAACGGCTGTAGGATTCCGAACCATGTCCCCATACAGCAAATCGAAAGATCGGATTGTTCGTAATTCCTGACGTTCCTTACATTCGCGTGACTGTCTTGTAATGCTGGACCACTCCTCACCTCGGAGTTCCTTATACGATAACTGTGCCGGAAGTATTTTGGGAACTGAGAATATCATGATGGCCGTTTCATTACTCCATAATCTATTCTTTTTGGCTCCCCAGACCAAACAATCTAACACCGTTTCAGACATATAAAATCCAGGATAAATACCGAAGTCTAGGCAGCGTCGGCCTTGCGAACGATCAAGAAACTCCATAATACTGAGAGAACCCTTCCAAGATGTCGTGTGAAAGAAATATTTATGAGTGGGTGTATCAGGAAGAAATGAAAGTGCTTCTTCTATGGCGGAGACCGCTTTAGAAGAACATGGTTGCGACATATTGAATACTGACACGTTCGGTATATGGGAGAACCATTCATCTACCGTGTCAGGCCTGAGTAGATGTGACGTATGTGGCTCTGTAATGGGCACATACCGATTTAGCAAATAGTAAATAGCTGTATCGAGAATCTGGTTGTCTGTGTAACTGGAGCCTTGTAAGGGTTCCAACAAGGGTTCTAGTGCGTATGCTACCTCCGAACGAAGTCCGATCCGCATCAGAGATTCCTTGATGGGTAGATGAACGTTGGGGCGCCGAATGAGAGCCTTGAAATAGTCTTCTATAAAGAGGCGCGATGGATATTCGAGTAACAGTGTGTCATCAAGGGTGCGAAATGCTGTTGTGACAAACGCCGGATCCCAACCAATCTCTACAAGGTGAGCCATAAGAGATCGTGCGTGTGTTCGACTACCTTTTGGTCCTGTAGTAGCCTGTTTTGTAATTCCACCGCCTCCTGTTTGTAAATATTCTATCACATCATCGCGGTCGTATAATGCAAACTGGTCTTCATCCGATATTTTACGGGATGCTTTCTTGCGAGTTCGACGATCATATTTTCCATTCTTCCTAGTACGTCTCATCCTATTTATGCCTATCTGTTTCCATTGAGAGTCGTGAAGGGCTAAACGGACAGAATTCAAAGCAGACAATGACGACCATTGCCTCCTTCGATCTCGGCATCAAGAACCTGAGTTACTGTGTCGCTTCGTTCGATGCTAGCGGCTCACTGGTTACCGTAGACCGCTGGGCGAATCTCAATCTGTTGGCCGATGGCGCCGAATCCCAGAGTCAGACTAGGTGTAGCTGTGGAGGCCCCGCATCCTTCCAGGACAGGGTCGTTGCGAAACTCCTGTGTAAAAAGTGCGCCAAGAAATCCGCGAAGCCCGTTCTCGATCTCTCTGGAACCACGCTGGCGGCCTGGCGCTCCTGGGCCCAAGGACCGCCATTGGCATTATCAGCGGCGGATGCCAAGAAGCTCACCAAAACGGCTCTAGAGGAGAAGGCTGCCGCGATTCGTCTGATGCCTTACAAAGCGCCCAAGGCCAAGGGTGTCAGCCTCCAAACCATTCTGGTCGGCATGGAAACCTGTTTGACTGCGGAACTCGGCTTCTTAGCGACAGCGTCGCGGGTCCGTATTGAAAATCAGCCCTCTGAATTCGCGCCTCACATGAAATCCATTCAGATTATGCTTTTTGTGCTAATCGATCACCGGCTACGAACCGAATACGGCTGGACAGGAACAATCGAATTCGTGAATGCGGGTGTCAAGACTCGGGGTACGGCAGCAGGTACAGGAAAGGATGCGAAGAGGTCACGAAAGCTAGCAGCGATTGCGAAGGTTATGGAGACTCTGGGAAAGGCGACTCAAACCGAACGGCTGGCCTGGTTTTCCGGTCAAGCGAAACAGGACGATCTGGCCGATGCGTTGTTGATGTGCTTAGACGGATCCTGCGTCTAGACCCCGAATTAAAGCTCTGCTGGTAAGGCAACGGTATGAGCATACAATTCGCAGAAGGTGGATCGTCCAGACCCAGTGCAGCAGAGTTGGCATCCTTTGCCAACAAAGCACGGGAGATTGATATTGGCGGCGATGACATTGTGGAGCTCGGTGATGACCTCGGCCTTAATCTGATGGCGAATCCCAACAAGATTGCCCCGAGCCCGAGATCCCAGCGCCAGGTGAGTTTTGGAACTCCCAGTGGTTCTTCATCCTCTTCTTCATCCTCGATGCCAAACATTCAGATCAAGGCCGTCGACGATTTGGAGGTCGTGAATCTGGATGCGGGTCCCGGTGCCTCTGACATCCGTATCAATCGTGAGGCGGACTCTGCGCCTTTCGTGATTAACACGGGATCTGGTTCTTCTGGTTTTTCTGGTTCTGGAAGCGAAGGAGATGGGTCTCTTGTCGGTGGCAGCGAGTCCGGTGGCCTGACCCCCGAACAGGAGGCGACCGAGAAGCAGAAGTATCTCACGAAGCTCCGCCGTCTTGAAGCGAACGACATTCGGGGTGCGCGCATGACGATGGCGAATTCGTTGTCCGAAATCAAGTCCGAACACGACAAGCTCACGGATTCTCGTAATCTCGAGGCGTCGATCCGCTTTCAGCGCAATGCGCTGATGACCTTCGTCACGGGTGTGGAGATGGTGAACGACAAGTTCGGTGAACGCTTGCCCGTGAAGCCCCGTCTCAAGGGATGGTCCGAATCCGTCCACACGAACGTCGAGGACTTCGATGAGATCTTCGAGGAGCTGTACGATCTGTACAAGGACCAGGCCAAGATGCATCCCATGCTCCGTCTGGTGGGAACACTGGGTGTATCGGCGACCATGTACCACTTGACGAACACGATGGCGGAACGAACCGGCATTCCTGGGATGGCGGATCTCTTGAACGAGAATCCGGAACTCCAGCGCCAGTTCGCGGCGGCGGCAGCGGCCAAGATGGGCGGTGGCCTCGGCAATTTCATGAATGCGGCCAGCGGTTTTGGTTCTTTCGGTCCAAATTCGGGACCGGGTCCCGCACCCATGGGTTCTTCCTTCCAGCCACCGCCTCCTTCCCCTCCTAGATCAGGAGCGAACACGCGTGTTCCCTTCAATGTGGCTTCTTCCGCGTTCGAAGAGCAGCAGCAGCAACAACAGCAACAGCAGCCTCAGAGGGCTCGTAGAGAGATGAGCGGGCCGAAGGGAGTCGATGATATCCTGAGGGCATTCGAAGCGGAGAGGGCGAACCAAGCCGGTCCTAACATCGCGTCGGTTCACGCCGCGGTCTTCACTCCCTCGGGACCTCCTCCTACCCCTCCCCGTGGCATCAACATCATGCGCGAAGGTGTTGGCTCCTCGTCGGATCCTCTGAATGAGTTCTCGATTGGCGATGGAGGCAGTGTTGGAACCGAGAGCACCATGAATACAGAACGACGACGGGGACGACGACGTGCTGTAGCCACACCGGTGGGTGCTACGTTGAATCTGAATGTTTAGACAGCAGATACCAGTCCGACTCTTCATTCAACAGATAGTGGAGAACAATCAAGATAACCAGTGTTAACCAGAACGCGACAACCAAGTTGCGGGTTCCGATGAACATGATGGCGTAGAGAAGCAGGGGCCGGAAGATAATATTCTGTAGGAAGGCTTCCTGGCCTGGGCTAACGGAGAGCACCATGAAGCGTCCGCCCAAGTTGAGAAGGATGTAGGCGAAGCCGAGCAGATACGGGTTCATGTTGATATCCTGGATGCTCATCAGAACACTGTCGGTCATTGTTGTTGCTGCTGCTCCTGTGGAAGGGGTCATTCCACCAACCTGACCTTGTTGTTGGTTGTTCTG